ATACTTTGCGCAAGTTTATAATTCGCCAAAGGTGGTTAAAATTTTTAGTTTTGGCTAAGTATATCATTTTAGTTTAATATAAGGGGCAATTTTTACCCCTTAAACTTTATTAAAATGGTAAATCGTCTTCGCTATCGTCAATAATTATTGTAGGTTGTTTATCTGCGAATTTTTGAACGTCAAAGTTTTGAGCTGCGTTTATTTGCCAACCTTCAATCGTGTTGAAATACTTTATTTCGCCTTGTGGCGACTTCCATTCACGCCCTCGTAAGTTTATACTAACCTCGACTTGTTCGCCTATGTTGTTTTGCGTTATCAACTCCGTTTTGTCCTGTGTAAATTGGATCGTAATGTACTGCGGGAACTTTTCGTCAGTTAGTAATACTACGTCTTTTGATTTGAATTTTTCGCTTACGGTTCTAAGCGCTCCAACAAAGTGGATTTTTCCTGTTACTTTCATTTTTTTAAGTAATTATAAGTTAGTGCAATAGTGCAAACCCAACCCCAAACTATCGCTGGGGTTAAAAGTATTGTTAGTAAAATAATCATAGTTTATTTATTAAGTCATTATAGTATTCTCGGCATTCTTCTATTCGTGTTTTGATTGATTCGATAACAACGTCGTCTTTTTGTATTATAAACGTTTTTACGCGCTTTTCTTTTGGAATATGTCCGAACGTATGCTTTGCTTGTACAAATGCTCTTAAATCTAAACTTTCCTCGATTAAACTTGCTTTCCAGTGTTCGCGTCTTATTTCGTCTTCGACTATTTGTAAAGGGGTGTCAATCAAACAATAGCAAAGTAAAGATTCTTGTTTTTCAGTTAGCCACATATACCCTTGTAATTGGTAAAAGTAATCTTTGTTTTTTAGTTCGGTATCGAAAAATGGAAACGTTGTCGCGTCCCAACTTGATTTTACGTCTAATAAAATTTCGTTCGTGTTTACGTCTGGAGTTCCTGAAACCCATTCGTTTGAATAGTGTTCCTCGTTTTTGTAAATAAACCCTAAATTCAATACGTCGTTGCATAAAGCAATTGAAAGTTCTTCGACTTCGTTACCTTTGTCGGTATAACGTGAACTAAACTCTTTGCGTATTCCGTAAACTTCTTGGACGGCTAATTCTTGTAAATAAGTTTTAGTTGTTTGGCTTAACGTTTCCCCTTTTGTTTTGGCGTTGGTCATTATTTTACCAATTGAGCTGCATCTTATTTTCATATCGCAATGGTTTTTAATTGTTCTGGCGTTAATTCAAAAGTTTTTGTAAGTTCGTCCATTGTATAACCGCCGTCGCTTATTGCTTTAATTGCCTTTGCTAATCGTTTATCGTCGATAGGAACTTTTTTAACTTCGTTTTTTGGTTCGTTCTTAACTTGTTCCCCGCCAGCGTCCGTATCTTTGTCGGTTACTAATCCCAAACAACTTGATAAAGAGTACCTTCTCAAGTAGGTACACGCACTCCCAAAAACTTGGAAATCATTCATTCCTTTTAATTGTACGTTTTGTGGAATAGACGTTTTGCTTTCCAGTGTTTCGCCACTTTCAACGTGAAAAACGATTGTAATTAAGTCCGTCCCGTGAATCAATTGCGTAAACCCTAAGCCGTGCTTTTTTAGCAAGGGGTTTATTACTTCAAAGATTTTTGGTAAATCTGCGTAGGTGTAGCCGTACCCCTGTGTCGCTTTGTGGATCGTTGGAACTTCTTGTTGAAATTCTGCTAAACTCTTAAATAGGTGTTTCATTGTTTTTAGTTTTATTGGTTAATAATTATATGCAAATATAACAATTTAATTAATATGCAACTATTTTTTTTATATTTTTTTTCCTTCGTTAATATTTATTAAGCCGTACGTCTTTTGAGTTTTCGTTTTTGTGTTGCGTTCGGTTGTTTTCGGCATTATTTTATCAGTTATCCAAACGGGGTTTATTGTTCTTAAATCAAAAGCAAAGATTCCTTCAGGCGTTGAATTTATGTATAAAGGTATTTCGTTTGTTTCTATGTATTTTTTTACTAGGGAATAATACTTTTGCTTTTCAATCATTAATTCTTTGTAGTGGGTTTTTCTGCATTTTAATTCTATTCGTGTTTTTGTTGAGTGTGAAAAGCAATCCCACGAACTATATTCATCGTCGCTAAATTCTAAGTCATTCCAGTACTTATTTTTCAAATAATTAAATAGCGTCTTTTCGTTCATTTATTTTTTGCTTATAAGTAATAATTATTTCTTTTAATTCGTCCCTTGTAAATTTTCGTGTTTCGTGAGCTTTCGCCTGTAATTCAATTAAACGATCCGCTCCAATTCTTTGTTGTATTCCTATCTGGTAGTTCAAAAGGTTGCCGTGCAAATATTGATTACAATAAACGCATTGAGCGTGTACGTTGTCCTCGTCAAAGGTTACGGCTTTGTGTCCGCCCATTGAGTAATAATGTCCAGCGTCAAATTTTTGTCCTAACTGAGTACCGCACGAAATACAACCTTTGTTGCGGTCGCGGTTTCTTATGTAGCTATTAAAATAAGTTTGCGCTAATTTTGTAAGTTCTTGAACTGTTTGTAATTTTTCCTTTATTTCTTTTTTTCGTGTTTTCCATTCTTTTTCTTTTTGTGAGTTAACCCAAACTTTTATGCAAGGTTCTTCTAAACAAAACTTTTGGTTAAATCTTATTGGCGTAAATTCCGCCTTGCAATTTTTACATTTTTTCATTTATTATTTTTTTTGCTTGTTCAATTTCCCATTCTTTTTTGAATTTTAACCACGCTGCTAATTTTCTTTGCCCTTTATGTTTTTCTCTTTTTATGCGGTCTTTTGCTTTTTTTTCTTCGTTCGTTAATTGCATCTTAAAAATTATTTATTTTAATTTCGTTTTCTAATTCCTTAATTCTAAATTTCAGTTCTAAATTTAATTGTTCCAACCTGATTGAGCTGGACGAAAACATACGAGCTTGTTTTTCCAGAACTAAAAAAGTGTTTAATACTTCGGAAAGTTCGTTTTCGGTTTCAATCATCGAATTTATTAAATCGGATCGGTGTCCGTTTTTTTCTTCGATTTCCTCACGGCTTATTTTTAACTTTAATAAAGTTTTGCGTAAAATTGCCGTTGCGCTTAGTAGTTTAATTTCCATTTTTATTGGTTTGCTTTTTTGTTTAATTCGTCCCAAATATCAAGTTTTTTTTGTTGCTTAAAAATCTGCGATTGTTTTGGTCGGTATTTCTGCAAAGGGTCAACCCCTTGGATTGTGAACCCAACTCCATAATTATAATTACAAAGAACGGGAATATCTAATTCCGTATGCTTACCGCCTGTGTCCGTATCTTTAATTTTTTCAACTCCAACCATTGTTTCAAATTTCATAGTTGTATGTTTTATAAGCCTATGAATAACAAACATATCGTCGCAACGATTCAAAAACGCCTTACCGCCTTCAACGTGGTCTTTTAATGGTGGTTTCAAATGTCCTTTCCAATGGTGTTGTTCTGGGTATAAATTACCATTTCTTCCGCTTTCGCTTGTTGGGTGCGTGTTAATGTAAATTGTTTTTCCAGTTTCGTTTACAAATTGCCTTGCCATATTTAAGAATCGGTAATTACCTTCGTAATTCATTTCCCTATCTAAGCCAGTGAACGGGTCAATCAAACAAGCGTCCGCGTCCGAAGCTCTAAAAATTTCTAGTAATTCAGTAGGTTTGTAAAGTTTTGAATTGTCTATAAAAGTAAATGATTGTTCTAAATAAGTTGAGTAAGTTAAAATTTCTTGTTCGCTTAATTCCTTGAACGGTCTTCCTGAATACATTTGAATCATATCGCGTAAAATTTGCCCGTGCTGGTTTTCGCCACTCCATAAAATAAACTTCAAATTGTTTGTTAAACTCAAGGTTAAAAAATACCACGTAATCCAATACGACTTGCCTACGTTGTCGTGTCCTAAAATTATATTTAGTTGTTTTGGCTTAAATCTTAAATGTTCGTCTAAGAAACAACCGACTTGTAAACCTTGCTTTATTTTTCCATTTTTATAGTCCAGTAAATAATTTATTCCAGAACCGCTTTTAATTATCATTTTTTTTGGCTTTTAAGATTTGTTCGTTTTTTGCTATTTGTGCCATTACGTTTCTATAAAGTGCGTCGTCCGAACTTTCGTAAACGGGTTTTTGTACTTCCTTCTTTAACCAATTGTTTGCGGTCAAATATAAACTTTTATAATTAGTATTCTTCTTAAAATTTTCTATGCTATCTAAAACGTCGTCAATTTGTTGTTTAGAATATTCAGTTAGTAATTTATGAAAGTCATCAACGCTTAAACTTAAATGAGCGAATTCTCTATATATATTTTCTTTATTATTCTTTACATTCTTGTTTGTTGTTAGTTGTTTGTTAGTTGTTTGTTGATTGATTGTTGTTTGTTTGTTAGTGCTATCGTTTTCGTCTTGGTAACACTCATATTTTAAGATAGTTAGCATAGTAAATTTGTTTGTTGATTTTACTACAATTTCGTTTGTGTTTTCAAACTTTTTTAATAGTGTCCTAACAACTTGTAAACTTATTCCTGTGTCGCTTGAAATTTTACCAAAAGACGTAATTAATTGCCCTCGTTTAATATTAATTCCTTGCCATTGCCCGTCTTTGTGGTTTGCTTTTAATAGTAAATAAATAAACAAGTGTACTGGTTCGCTTTTACCAAACCATTGCCAATCTAAAAATTTCCTATGTATTTTAATCCAACCGCTCATAATACTCGCTTAAAATGTTAATTAATTCTTCCAACTCATCTTTTGTAAATTGTACCGTGTCTTTTTCAGTATTAAATAATAAACGACCTGTAATGTCTCCAATACTAATTGTAAAATAACCGCCTGAATCGGTTGTAAACTTTTGTTCTTTTAATAACATAATCTTAATTTTTTAGTAAATAAAAAAGCCTCATATATCCGCAGGGCTCGACGTCTGCTTCAATACAAGGCTAATAACTTCCTTCTTAGATTTATGGTGTCGAGCCAATCCGTTCACAAATATAACTATTATTTTAATATAAATCGTTTTTATCCGAAAACTTATAAACATTATTTTGTAACCGCCTTTTAATCTTTGTCAAGTCGTATAGGTTTTTACTTTCCATTATATCCTGAATTAAATTGCGATCCTTTATTTTTATAGTTTTGTTCTTAAATTCTTGGAATAAGTCCAGCGTGTCAATTAAAAACATTTCGTCTTTTACTTGCTCAAACAATTCCGCTTGCCTTATGCCGTGAATAATAGTTGCGTGATTCATATCGAAAATCTCAGCTATTTCACGAAGAACATAATTGTTTTTTCGCAAGTAAGCAAATATAAACCAGCGACGATGCACCTTGTTTGGTTTCTTAGTGCGTTGAGTTAAGTTTTCCGTTTCGATTATTTCGTGTAATCGTTCAATCAAGTTTTCCATAAAGATAAATTATTATATGTAAGTAAATGTATTCTCGTATTCTTTTAAGTGCTTTCATATTGTTTCGACTTTTAAGATTAATTTTCTTTGCATTGCCATAAGCATTATGGCGTGGTCGCGGTCAAGCGCTTTCAAAACACGATAACCGATTGTTTTTTTAGTGCATTGCGTATCTAAATAAAACAAGTAAGTTATTTTATAATGTTTCATATAAAAAAAGGTCTTATTGTTAATATTCCTACTACAAAGCCAATACTAAATGCTGTTGCAATAATTGCTCTTCCCTTGAACGTTTTAACTTCAATAGTGTAATGGTTCATTGGTAAGCATAAAAACGGATTAATTCCTGCCATCATAACCATACCCATCCAATGCTCATCCATTAGAAATCTAAAACCTGCTATACTATTTGCTTCTAAAACTATTGCCGAAAAAAATACAATTAATAATTTCCACCATTTTACTTCTTTCATTTCTCCTGTAGTTTAGTTTCGTTAAAATCTTGTTCGCTTAAATAGTCAAGGTAAAGTTCTAAATTGAAGCTACCACCTTTGTCGCCCTCGACGCTTTGTTCGCGCCACCAATTCATTTTTCTTTTCAGGCTAAAGGTTGTTTGTATAAATTCATTTTCCATTTTAATTTTCGTTTTTTTGTTCGTTATAAAAATCTAATTCGCTTTCCAAGTGTTCAAGTAATCCCCAATCAACTGGCGATTCTAAAACAACGTCTTCAATCCCTATTTTGATTGCTTTCATTTCGTCTACGCTAGGAAAATACGAATGCTTAACCCCGTTAATCCATTGTTCTGCGTACGTGCAATAAACGTCTATTTTACATTCATAGGTTTTCGGATCAGCGTCGTAAAAATTCCAATCGAAAGTCATAATAAATTCAACGCCGTCAATTTCATAGTATAAATTCGCGGTGTATTGCTCAATTTCTAAATCTTCTAAATTCATTTTAATTAGTTTTAAGGGTTAGTAAAATAACAAATCATATAAATACTTACGCAATACAAAATAAACGCAATTGCGGTGCTTACAATCGTCTTATGGTCTTCCGTAAGCGGTGTGAAATAATAAATTAAATCGTTTAGTTTAGTTTTCATCTAGTCCAAGTTTATCAATTAAAATTATAAGGGTTACTAATTTAGCTTCATTTCGTTTTGTCGCTGGGTCTTGTTGCCCAAACTCCTTACAACATTCATTGTAATGGTTTTGTAGTTCGTCTTTGTAGTTAAAGATTACTTCAATCATTTCTTGTTGGTTCATATCTCAGTTATTATAAAAGTTGTTAAATCGTTGTGGCTTATTCCAGCCATTAATTTGTTAGCGTAATTCGTAGCGTCTTGTAAATCGATAGCGGTTACAATGCTAATCCATAGCTCGTTTTGATTTTCGTCTTGAAATTCAATCCTGTAATCTTTTGACGTGTTTAATTTTTCTTTCATTTTGTTTAGTTTTAATTGGTTAATAAATAATTATATGCAAATCTAAATACTATTTTCATAATAAAAAAACATTTTAACAATTATTTTTAATTAATTAACAAATTTATAATGATTCTAAATAAGTAATGTAAAGAAAATGCGGTAATTTATACTTGATATAAGGGTAAAACCTTACAAAATTTGTGACAAAATAAAGGTATTACCTTAAAATATATGCGTTAAACGTGCGACTTGTCCGAATTCTTTGTGGTGTATAAATCCTTCAACCGCTTTTGGTGCGCCTGTAAAACCTTTTTTGTAATGCCAACTATCCGTTCCAGACGGACTGCGCAAAGTTTCAAACGTGCAACCGATATAATCTTTACTTGTTTTGTGGTGTACGTGGTGGCTATATATATAGCGGTGCTTAGTTTTGCTCCATTCAATCGGAAATTCAGTAGCTAATAACAACGGTAAGTTTTCGGCTTTTGCTCCGTCGCCGTGCGTAGTGCCTATTAGATTTTTTCCGTAAACAAATGCTTTGCGGTGTTTCAGGTCTACATTAAAACGGATCGTACTCTTATGAAAGTGAGCTTCTATTAATTGCATTAAGAAAAACCCGTGCGTCAAATCGTGGTTACTCGGATTATAAACTACTTCGACTTCAGCAAAAGTTAACAATTGTTCCAGTAAGTCAATATAAAGGTTTTTCGCCATTATAAAGTTTTCGAACCAAAACCCGTCGGTATCTTGTGGCGTTCCGTTAGTCGTTGTTCTTTTCGTGTTGTCGGTGTGTAGAATATCGTTCCCAGCAACGAATAAAACTTTGTCAATCTTAAACCCTTGCGACTTGTTTATAATACCTTGTAATCCGTCCTTTGCTCGTTTAACCGCTATTTGACTATTATAATCTTCGCCAACTTCAAAAACGCTTGATAGTTTTCCTATATGTAAATCGGCTATGTCTATAACTAATAAATGAGAATCGTTCGTTTTTTCAAACTTAATTTGTTTGTATTCTGGAGCGTGTAATTTTACGGCTGCAATACATTCTTGTTTGATTATATTAAAACCCTGTTCGTCTTCCGTCTTAAAGTTTGGGTTCTTAAAAAACAAACTTGCGTTGTCATTTTTTAACCAACCGTGCTTAACGTCTTCGTCGTTTATACCGATAGCGTCGGACACTTTTTTAATTGCTCGGTATTTATCTAAAATATCGGATTCGTCTGGTGTTAATCTAGGTCGATAACTCAAATCGGACGGCTTAATTTAATAACTATTCGCAAAACAAAAAACGAAATAAAGCCAATTAGAAATCCCCAAAAGAATAAGCTCCAATTTGTTTTCCTTTTTTCTTGCTGAACTTCTTTTCTTTTTTCTTTGCTATCCTTGTAAATGTACTTGTATTTTAATACGTCTTGTTTTATAATTTGCGTTTTATATTTATACTCAATCCGCGTTTGAAATCTAGTTTTAGGAACGTAAACATTCTTAAAAAACACGATAGTATCTTTTGACGTTATTACTTTTTCGTATCTAATCGTATCGTTTCGTATTACTGCGAATGAATCAACACTAACTATTCGTATCGTGTCGCTATCCTGAATCAATTTTAAGCCGTGTTTAAGCGCCTTTTGATAGTGGTATTGTGCCTTGCGTTCACTTGAGCAACTAAGTAGCGTTAAAACGCTTAAAAATGCGATTAGTTTTTTCATAAGTTCTTTAGCATTTCAATCATTCGCGGACAAGGGTAAATATCGGACTTGTCGTGCCTTACTGAATTGTGGGTAAATATTCCGTTTTCCCCTCGCAAAGCTCGTTTGTCTATGTCAAAAATAGAATCAAAATAATCTTTTGAAATTCCGTAAGCATCGCAAAGGTAAACTAATAATTGTCGCGTGCTTTCGATTTGTTCGTCGGTGTATCGTTGCCAAAATATATGCCCTTTGTATTTTCCGTTTAGTTCGGTTACTTGCGAGCGGTCAACACGACCACCAACGTAATTAACGAAATATCCGTTTTGTTTCTTTAATGGTCCGAAATTACATATTTCTATACCTATACTGATTTTATCTAGGCTTCGATAAGTTACGCCCATTTCCGCGAACACTTCGGGCTTCAACCCCAAATGGTACGCCCAATGTTTAGAGCTAAATAATTGAACGATTGTACCTTTTTCCCCAATTACGAATGCGGTCGCAACTTTGCCTTCCTTTTGTTGAAAGTAATTAGCAACTGCTACGGGGTTTCCGCCCCCAGCGGTATGGTGTAAATAGATTTGTTTTTTCGGGTGTTCTTCCTGAATGTATTGGTCGTTAGATAATCTCTTTTGAACTATCTTTGTCGTGTCTAATTCCATCTAAATCGGTTTT